GTCAGCCCTCTTGAGGGCCACACGCCTCCAGCCAGCGACCGATAAGTTCTATTACCGCGACCTGTGCGTCACGGGCGACGTAGAACTCTCCCCGAGGTTCAAATATCTCGGCAAACTTCTCTTGGCTCGGGCGTAGTTTGCCGTCCTTGACCTTGATTTCTACCCAGCATACCCACAACCGTTCGTCAGGAAGTGGGCGAGTAATGAGCCTATCCGGGACATATCCCGCCCCGGCAAAGTCGTGGACGGTAAACCCTGCCGCCGTTAGGGCTTGACCGATTTCGCTGTCGTTTGCGTCCCTGCGACGTTTGTATCTCATCGGTTTGCGATCAATAGCAGCAAATACATCAGCACCGCATCCATCAACGTCCCGTTTAGGAGTGTTGTCGTGAGATAACACACCGACGCGACAAGGAGGGTGGGTAGCCAACTCATCGGTTAGAGTTCGGCGGGGTGATGGTCATTTTCCAGCCCTTCGGTGTCTCCACAAACCCGACCGCTTTGAGTTGCTCGGGACTCCGGCAGTTCCCGTCAATTCTGCGGTGCTTGCGTAACGTCTCGGGTGTCACGAACGTCTGCTTGCACTCTCGGCATACCCGAATCTTTTTCGGTAATGGCGTGGTGTTTCTCAATAGCACGGGCGAACTCATAAACTGCTTTATAACAAACTAGACCGGGCCATAGGGCCGCGATCTCATCATCCGTGAGCGGCTTTTTCTTTAAGTCGTTTGACACCGCTCTCTCCAAAGAAGCACCACACCATCGTCCGTAACCCCGGGTCACCCAATACAGCCTTTGGGTCAGCCGAGCGTAAATGCAGCGCGATCGTGTCCTTCAGCCAAATCATGTAATCCTTGGTGTTCGGGCCGGGTTCTACCGTGTACCTTGCCCACAGCGCGTCACAGAGTTTGAGACGGTTTAGCGGGGTCGGTGGCTCTTGCTCCCAGCCCTTTGCCGCATAGGCTTTGGCGTTCTCAAACCATGACTGGTCAGCCGCCATTTGTTTTTCAGACTTAACGGGTTTTTCGCCAAACGCCGGTTTTGTTTTTTTCAGGTCAAACAACCCTTGCCATTGGTTGCTGATGGACTGGTCTACCACCGCAGCCTGATCGTCACCGTACCGCTGAAGTTTCAACTTCATGGCCTGTTCCGAGGCCGGTTTGATCGGCTTACGGATAGCGGTTCGGTATGCCTTCCATCTCTCCCAAGCCTCAACGTCTAGGTTTTGCATCTCATGTTCCTCTTGGTTGCCAGTCACCGTGCGCTTTTTTTAAACCTATTTTTTTTAAAATTGCACTGAAACTTTCGCCTTCTTGAAGGCCAAATTCTTCCCGCATTTTTACTCTTCTAATTTGCCAACTATCCGCTTTTTCTATTGCTTTTAAAGTTTCTTGCAAAGCGATTTCGTCAAAATTTGGAACTCGGAACACGATAATTCCGCTGCGGTAAAAATTGTATTTGTCTCTCGCGTTATCGTATTCAGCGTCATGGGTTTTGCCATCAATCTCAACGGCAATCCCTAATTCAGCACACCAAAAATCAAAAATGCGACAGCCCCATAATGCTTGCTTCGTCCATTTTCGGTTGGTTTTTTTTAACGCTATTTCAGCCCACTTTTCGGCTTCTACGTTCTTTTTTTTGTTTTCTTCTTGCCGTTTTCTCATGTATTCGGCTTGGTCTTTCTTGACTACCCATCTCATAAACCACCCCTAATGCTCGGAAGCCCGGTAATGGCCCCCCTACCCCCCATAGTTTTGGAAGGTAGTGAGGCCAGCCTTATGCCCGTATAGCCACGGCGTTTAGGCCCGCTGGACTTTGGTAAGCGATGTCCAGCCCGACCACGATGGTCGGCCCTTCGCTGACAGATTTGGCCCATGTCAAGGGGCTGCGTGTTGGGGTAGTTGACAAGGCTAGAACAGCCGGTCAAAATCTCATCACGCTTCAATAGCATCCTAAGCGTAAGGCTGCCGACCAGCCGCGTCAAGCCCCCGTTGCCCCCGCTCGGGGGTTTGTCGTTTATAGCCCCGTATAAACGCATCAGCGGCTTTGCGGAGGTTGCACTAACCCCGCCTGATACTGCCAAAGTCGTGCTTGTGGCACTTTCCCCTGACGAACCCATAATTGCACCGCAGCCCGTGTTACCCCAAAAGCCTTGGCAACGGCGGTCTGCGATCCGTATTTGACAACTAACTCCTGTGGACTCATGGACGTAGGATAAAAGATGCAAGGGGGCTTGACAAGACTGTAAAGGCCGCTATCATGTGAACCGTTGATAGAAACAACGGAGCAACAGATATGTCTCACACCTGTACCACACAACTCTATTTGCTCGGCACGCTCTGGCAAGTAGAGATTGATTTCTACTACGACGCTTACGACAACACAGAAGAACTAGACGTAGAGGCGGTGTGGCTGATCGGGTACTACCCCGAGGCTGACAGCAAGGACTACGTTTCTTGCCGCATCAAGGCCGACAACTACGCCTTCAAGCCTGAAGAAGAAAAAGCGTTGGAGAAGGAGGTGCGCGATTACATCGCCGCCTCTGCCCGCGAAGCGTTTGACGATTCCCACTCTTACGAGGACTGACCTATGCGAAACATAGATCGTTTCATCATCTTGTGTATTGCCATCACCGTCGTGTTTTTGATGGCTGCGACCGTAGACAAATGCGATGGCGGTTGCACAGTCGCCGAGGAGTTACGCAATGGAGAACGATGATAACAGTTGGTGGCATCAACAAGATTTAGAACTGCAAGAGCGTGACGAAGAAGAACGGATTAAACGATGCAACGCTGCACTTGCTGAACTAACCAGCATCATTAACGAAGAACTGACAAAGGTGGGCTATGAGCGAATTACTAAAAATTAACGTCAACGACCATGTGGAGAAGAAGGGCAACTTGTCTTACTTGTCATGGGCGTGGGCGTGGGCAGAGGTGCTGAAGATTGACCCGGCTGCCCGTTGGACGGCACATGAGTACAACGACCGCCCTGCGATGTATCTGCCTGACGGCACCGCGATGGTGAAGGTCAGCGTAGAAATTAAAGGCGACGTGAAAACGTGCGTGTTGCCGGTTATGAACAACCGCAATCAAGCGATCCCGAACCCGGATGCGTTCTCGGTCAACACCGCGATCATGCGTTGTCTTGCCAAGTGCATCGCCATGTTTGGCCTTGGCCTCTACATTTACGCGGGCGAGGATTTGCCCGAGGGCGCTACGCCGCAAGTTGACCCTGATCTGGTCGCGCTAATTGCGGGCGCAGACTCGCTTGAAGAACTGACCAAGTTGTTTAAGCGGCTCACCAAAGAGCAGCGCATGACGCACATAGATGCGTTTACCGCACGCAAGAAAGAACTGACTACGCCCCCGGAGGCTGCGTAATGCAACGGGAAGGGAAAATTGCGCGTTGGAATGGGCATTTTGTCGGTGGAACTGTAATTAGAAACGCGCCTAACCGTGAAGGCATTGGCTGGAATCGCAAAGATGTTGAAGCGATACGCATAAATTCTTTTTGGGCTATAGAAACAGAGGTTTTATTTATGGACATCATTGCCGAACTTAAATCTAACTATGAAGAAGCATCAACGCTTTGGGCAACGTATGAAAAAAAATTAGAGACTTTTCGCAGTATGGTGAAAAATGACGTTTCGTCGTTAGAAGCCAGCGCAAGAAAAACAACTGACGCAGTTCACAAAATGAATAAGGCGTATGGCGATGCAATTTCTCAAATGACTAGTGAAGAAATGGCGACCGCGATCAACAATGCAGAGCGTTTAGCAAAGGCAATGGAAGCGTTGGCAGCGGTTCAATCGCAAAAATTGACTGTGCAAATTATGGAAAAAGTTTAATGGAGCAGCGCACCGATGAATGGTTTGCTGCTCGTTTGGGCAAGGTGACCGCCAGCCGTGTGGCTGACGTTGTAGCCAAGACCGCGAAGGGTTATGGCGCATCCCGCGAGAACTACATGGCGCAGTTGATTTGCGAACGTCTTACGGGCAAGCCCACCGAGATGTTTAGCAACGCCGCGATGGAGTGGGGTACGCAGACCGAGCCGCAAGCACGGGCAGCGTATAGCGCCAAAACAGGCGAGTTGGTGGAGGAGGTGGGGTTTATCCCGCACCACGACATCCCCGGCTCTGGCGCGTCCCCTGACGGGTTTGTGGGCGACGGGTTGATAGAGATCAAATGCCCGAATACGGCTACCCATTTGGAGTATGTGCTGTCAGGTAAACCACCCGAAAAGTACATGACGCAGATGCAATGGCAGATGGCGGTGACAGGTGCGCCGTGGTGTGAATTCTGTAGTTACGACCCACGCCTACCCGAGCATCTGCAAATGCTAATCGTGCGTGTAGCGCGTGACGCCACACGCATCACCGAGTTAGAGGCCGAGGTGCGTAAGTTCCTCGGTGAATTGGAAAGTAAGGTTGAGCAACTACAAAAGGTGAAACTGTGAACGACAAATACGACAACAGCGGTGTCCTCTTTAAGAACGACAAGGGCGACAACCCAAAGCGTCCTGACTACCGAGGCAGCATCGCTATCAGCGGCGTGGACTACAACATCTCGGGTTGGATACGCGAGAGTAAGAAGTCAGGCGACAAATTCCTGTCGCTGAAGGTAGAACCCAAGACCGCCGCAAAGGGCGGCCCGCGTAAGGCTGAACCGAAACTTCCCGCCCAGAAACAGATCACCGAGGACAACTGGAGCGATCTGGATGAACCCTTCTGACTTTGAGTCAAGGTTCCGAGCAAGTCGCCCTGCGGAGATCGTAGTGGCGACTTACTTGCTAAACATCGGGCATACCGTATCGCTCCCAAAGCGTGCGTTACGCCCGACGCAAGCCGAGGCAAAGAAGTACACCGATAACGGTGATATTTACGCCTCGGGCAAACGGATAGAGGTTAAGCACGTCAAGCATGACTTTGAGTATCAGGCATGGCCCTTTGAGTACGCTGCGATCTGTGCGAAGAAATCATTTGATGCGGCTGATCCACGCCCTGACTACTACTACATCGTCAACAAAAGCATGACCGTTGCGGCCCTTGTAGATGTTGCAACGACACGCCCCGAGTGGCTGATCCGACGTTTACCTGACCGCCAACGGGGTTACGATTACGATGTTTATGCGTTGATGCCAGAGTATTTAGGCTGGCGCTATTTAGACTTTGAGGAAAAACTGTGAAGGTATTTATCGGTTGGGATAGCCGCGAGGACATCGCGTATCAGGTATGCCGTAAGAGCCTACTGAAACACTCCTCCATCCCGCTGGACATCCAGCCTATCAAGCAATCAGAACTTCGGGAGCGTGGTCTTTACACGCGGGAGTTTGATCCGCTCTCGTCTACGGAGTTTTCGTTTACCCGCTTCTTGACCCCATACCTCGCCGGATATGACGGCTGGGCGGTATTTATGGACTGCGACTTTCTTTTTCGGGGGGACATCGCTGCGATCACCGACTACATGGACGGGGCAAAAGCGTGCTTTGTTGTACAGCACGATTACAGGCCGTTTGAAAAGGTCAAGATGGACAACAAGGCGCAGCATCAATATCCACGAAAGAACTGGTCATCGTTCATGTTTATGAACTGTTCGCACCCCGAGGTCAAGGCGTTGACACCTGATGTCGTGAACAGGGAGAGTGGAATGTTCCTGCACCGCTTTGAGTGGCTAAAGGACGAGTCCATTGGCTCCCTGCCAATAGCGTGGAACTACCTTGAAGGGTGGCATACCAAAGACCATTGCCCAAACCCTATCGCTGTCCACTTCACACGCGGCGGCCCGTGGTTCCGTGACTACATGGAAGTGGAATACGCCCGTGATTGGTTAGAGGCCAGCCGGTGAAGCGCATCTTTGCCAAAGGCACGACGCCAGAGCAGTTAGCCAACGCGGCGATCCGCATGGTGCAAGGGTTAGCGTCCGACAAGACGTGGGCGATAGAGATCACCGAGTGGAAAAAGCCCCGCACTAATCAGCAAAACGCTTTTCTTTGGGGCGTCGCGTACCCCGCGATCCTTGAGGGTGGCGGTGAGGCATTGGCGGGCTGGACACGCGATGACCTACACGAATACTTCCTTGGGGAGTGTTTCGGATGGGAGATGCTGGAGGGGTTCGGGCGTAAACGTATGCGACCGCTCAAACGATCCTCGGCGCTGACCAAACAAGAGTTTAGCGAATATCTCAACTTCCTTGAGAGTCGCTGCATAGATATGGGTATAACTATCCCGGAGCCGGTGTATGAGTCTGCGAACTGAAGCCAAGGGGCGTAACTGCATGGTGCGCCTCCCCAACATCTGCAACTTCAACAACGAAACGACTGTGCTGGCACATTACCGCCTTGCAGGAATCAGCGGCATGGGTATCAAGTCTGATGACTTGATCGGTGCGTGGGCGTGTAGCGCGTGCCACGACGCGATTGACCGCCGCTCCAACACCGACCTTGACCGCGACTATGTGCGCCTTGCCCACCTTGAGGGCGTAGTACGAACCATCGCCACGTTACGCAAAGAGGGGTTGGTGTGAGTTTTGTCGTAGACACCCCTTACGTTACGGCTTACGTCCGTAATGAATTCCTGTACGACCAGCAGAGCGGGCATGGCAAATTTACGCTCTGTACCGTGTTTGGGTTCCGCGCTGAACCCGCCAGAGTGCCGATGTTCCAAGTCATGCTAGAGAACGGCGCACAATGGGCCAGAATCCCAATCCACGCCCTTTGCTCTAAACCTTGCGAACCGCTGTCGCTCAACCTGTCTGTGTGGTGGGACTCGTTCAGCCGGTTCTGCGAGGTGCGCGAAATGGAGTTTCTCCGCAATCACCGCGTAGAGGCGTTGGGCCGCGATAAGGTCATGCGTGCGGGGACGTACCTATTTACCGTTTTCTGGGCCAACGGCGGCTGGTCAGAAGTACCTGACCAAAGCAAGGATCACCATATCGTTGCGCTAGACACCGGCCCGTGGATTGCGTTCCCAAATAACAAATTGTTATGGAAAGACGATTCACACATCCGTGGCGACGTACCGAGGGATTGGAAGTCACCGAGTACCAACTATAGCGTGGAGGGTTTATGCGGCTCCTAAAGCGTATACGGCGGTTTTGGACAAGGGTTTACCACAACGACTGGCGGCACGTCCCACCGCCTAACTGGGCCTGTAAGCGTAATTGGAGGGATACTTGGTGATTGACAACGAAAGCCCACCGGGGGCGTGGAAAGCCGAGTTAGAGCGTGCGCCTTGGGCGTTCGGTCAGCGCAAACCGCCGACTGTACAGGAGGTGCTGTGGACGCTGCGTAAATGCGGGTTTAGCGTAGAGGCTGACATCATTGCAGCCGAGTTGGCAAAGTCCACGGTTGAAACTGCAAAAAGTACTTCCCCTGACACTTAACGACCCCTTCTAGGAGGCCGTTTACGCTGTCATGGGCGCAGCCCCAGCCCTGTCCATTCCACGGGCAACAGAACACGCACCGGGCGCACGGGTCGGGTCTTATATCTTCTTGCCCCGAAACCATGCTTCACCGCGTTCTACGACGCAAAGTTCGGGCTGGAGCAGTAGCCCCTTGTGGAAGGTCAGTA